ACGAGAGCTTTGAACGGCCACACGACGCCGCCCGGATTGCGGTCATCGATATAATAATCGGCAAACACTTTCCGGCAGTTGTTTCCGTACTGCGCGCACAGCTCCGGCACGTTCTCGTTCACGTAGTCCGGCGCCAGTCCCATCGCTTTCAAATAGCACACTGCAGCATCGAGTTCCGCACCGCTTCGGCATGTCCACAAGACAAAGACGTGCCCCAGACGCTTCAGCTCGCGGATGAACTGCGCGCCACGCAGATTGACCTTGCCAATCTGCGGATAGCGGTTCTCGACGATTGTGCCGTCGAAATCTATCGCAAAAATCATTTTATAAATCCTCCATTGGATATTGTCGCATCAGCCATTCCATTCCATTTCAGAATGGGCAGTCGTCATAGGTTCCGATGTCTTCGCGCGACGCGATTCCGGTCGGCTTCGGACCGAGCTTCCAGTCAACAATGCGGTCGTACTTCTCGCCGGAAACGGAACGGACGCGAATGGACGTAGGCTCTGCGAGCGCGCCCATCCACGCCCACTCGGCCGCCTCTTTTGCGGTGTCCGGGATGGGAACGCCATCAGCGGCGCGTGCTTTCCACCAGCGGACGAATTTGTCGCGCGCATAGCCGGAATGCTCCGGGCAGACGAACTCGTTGTGGTACTGGTGGAATCCGGTCATGTAGGACACCATCAGCGTCTTCGGCGCGTCCGGCTGCCCTCGCTTCGTATGGACTTCATAAGTCACATCCATGACCTCAAAATCATCGAACGTCACCTGACCGGAGAGAATCGCCTCGCCGGAACTGTTCGCCGTCAACTTCGAATGCTCGGACGGCGGGAACTCGTAACCGCATTCCGGGCACTTGCTGTACGCGGCATGGATGAGGGCGTAGCACTCCGGGCATTTCTTTGCCGGAGCCTCACCGTGGCCGGGCGTTTTATCGTGGACGCGGATGCAGTCGATCGGACCGTGCCGGAGAATATTCTCACCGTAGTCCAGGACCAGGCAATTAGTCTTCCCCGGAGAAAGACGAAACCCGCGACCGACCATCTGCACGAGCAGCCCTGCGGAGTTTGTCGGACGAAGCAGAACGATGCAGTCGGTGTTCGGTGCATCGAATCCGGTGGTGAGGACGTTCACGTTGCAGAGAAACTTCAACGGCGGTTTGGATTCGCCGAACATATCCGTCACGGCTTCGCCACGGAACCGCGAGATGATTTCCGCGCGTTCGTCTGCAGGAGTGTCGCCGGTGACGACCGCACACTCCATGCCGGACTTCTCCTCGATTGTCTCGGCGATGTGACGGCAATGCTTTACGGACGAAGCAAAAATCAGGACGCTTTTCCGATCTTTTGTCAGCTCGATAATTTCGCCGCACGCGAACAGCGTGAGCCGTTCGGTGTCCATCGCCTTTTCGACCTCGTCCGCGATGAACTCGCCGCCACGGACGTGGAGCTTCGACAAGTCGGCGTTCGCGTGACCGGCACGAGAGATGAGCGGCGAAAGATACCCCTGCGCGATCATTTCCTTTATCCCGACCTCGTAGCAGATTTTATTAAGGATGTTCTCCGGCTTGCAGATGAGGCCGCCTTTCATGCGGAACGGCGTCGCCGTAAAGCCGATAACGCGCAGAAGCGGATTTATTTCTTTCATCGCGGAAAGAAACGTCCGGTACATGCCTTCGCCGTCCGGCTGGATGAGGTGGGCCTCGTCGACGATGATCAAGTCGAATTTGCCGAGGATTTCCGATTTGTTATAGACGCTCTGGATTCCGGCGACGATGACCGGCGCGCCGGTGTCGCGAGAATGCAGTCCGGCAGAATAAACGCCGACATCGATGCCGTCGCACAGCGCGCGAATCTTCCCGGCATTCTGCTCCAGGAGCTCCTTGACGTGCGCCAGGACGAGAACGCGGCCACTCCACAACTTGACAGCGTCGGTCGCAATCTGCGCGATCATAACAGACTTGCCGGACGCGGTCGGCGTGACGACGCACGGATTGTCGTCATGCTCGGCGAGGTACTTGTAGACGGCATCCACCGCCTCGCGCTGATAAGGTCGAAGCGAGATAGTCATCAGTATTTCGTATCCCAATTGAAGTTGTCGAGGTTCTTCAAAAACCGGATGCACATTGCGGCGCACTGAATCGCCTCCGTCCGATAGTCGGAATCCCTGCCGTCCTTTTTTCCGGTCACCGCATTGTTGACCGCCTTGACGACCTCGCCGGCTTCCTCGGAGATGATCGCCGCGGCATAAATCGGATCGTCCGGCCAAACCGGATGAATCTTCTCCGCGCGTTTCAGTTCGACAAGGATTTCATGCACCAGCGGAATTTCAACGGGAATTTCAACAAGGCAATTTTCGAGATTCGGAACATCCCGCAAAGTCGGCTTGACGATATAGGTTTCTTTCTTCAGCTCACACATTGTCACTCCATAAAAGTTTGAAATTGGTCTTTGCACCAGTCGCGGTGCGTGATTTTGATTGCGAACCCGGCGAGACACGCCAACGCGACCACGGTCGAGAAATGCGGCAGATTGCACTTCGAGGACGAGAACGCATGAAGCATGTTCTTGGTCACGCCGAGCTCACGGCAGACGGCGAGCAGCCGTCGCGGATTCTTCCGGGCAACGACCGACACCATGCGAAGCATCAGCCGGACAACGCTCTCGCTCGTCGGGATGACGCGGAACGTCTCATCATCGTTCGTGAAAACAAAGTTGAATCCGTTTGCATCAGCGAACCGGAGTATCGTTCGAAACAGAGGATCGTATTTCTCGCTCACAATCTCGTCGAGATACGGAATAACGACCTTGCGTTTCTTCAAGACGCGCCAGAACGCCTCAATGACGCACTGCTCCAAATGCCTGACGTCAGATTTTGTCATTTTGCGTCTCCTTTCCGCGGCAGAAACACGAAAAACACGAGAACGAAGAAAAAAGCATTGATCACGCGAGAAAAAATCTCTTTCATTGATTCTCCTCCTCCTCCATCCAGTCGCGTATTATTTTGAGATAGAATTCGCATCGAAATTCGCAGTTGAATTCTTTCGGTTTCAAGCAGACCGCTCCGGTAAACGGACACGGTAGCCCATTTTCCCGGACGCGTTCAAGTTCATCAACAGTGACGCGGTTGCATTTCTCGCACTCGCCGTCACATGCCGGCGCGATACAGAATTCGCGTTCAGGTTGATAATCGAACGGAATCACGTCAACGTGCAGTTCGGCGCGTTCGGCAGTCGCGGAATATCGAACGCCGACCACGCGATGCAATTTCCCATTCGGATAATTGACTCCGTCTCCGACCTGGGGAATCTTCGCCGCAAGCGGCGGCTTTCCGCCAAAACCAACAGTCAGGACGCACTTGCCGTCGACTTCCGCGACCTCTTTTCTGTTCAACACGACATCCAGCCGATTTGTGAGTTCGTCCCAATAGGCCCACTGTTCAATGCCGAGCGCACGGACGTGCCGTTCCCAATTAACGGACGGACCGGTGAGATGCACGGAATCCAGGCACGTGTAGAAAAGACTCGGATTTTGACAGTTCAAGATCGACCGCCGAGCCATGAACGCAATCCTCACGCTGTCGCCGTAGATGACCGGCTCCTCTTTAATGCTATGCCAGACTTTTTTCATGATTGTTTCTCCGCTTCTTTCATCAGAATCCGCAAAATCTTTATTACAGCTTCGGCAGAAATCATTGACAGATTAATGTCGGCCGATCCGGTGTAACCACCAAGACGAACAGCGTGCCCACCGAAATATTTTGTTTCGTATTCTGCGGAAACGCTGACGTTCGCCTTTCCGATGAACTTCTGCGCGATCGTCTGAATTTCGTTCAGATCGCCGGAAAACGCGATGCTGATACAACCGCTGAAAATGTTGTCTTTGTTCATTTCTCCTCCTCCGACGATTTCCATTTCCTTTTCCGGCGGCACTGGTTATAGACCTTGACGAGGTTTGCATATCGGAACGCTTCCGACCATGCGATCACGCGGGATTTGCTCTTTGGCTTTGGCATCTCCTTGTACTGCCGGACCGGATGCCCGATGCCGACCGCTCCTTTAGTTTCGTCAAAGTTCGCGACGTGAT